CTACAAAATAGCCACCAATTTGAAGATTGTCGGCAATATTTTGGAGAAGACCATTGAGTTTCTCTGAATTTTCAAAGAAATAGTGAATAGCATACATACATGTGATGGCATTGGCTCCCATGGATAAGGCACCTTGTCCATATTTTGTAATGGCAGGAGGCACAACGCCTTGTGGAGGAACACGGCCAAGAATCGCACGAAGCATATCTCCTTCTTCTTGATTTTCACCAGCGGATCCATCAATTAATCGTCGTGAACTATCACCAATAACGAAGAACATGGGGGGAATAGGGAGAGGAACCTTGTGTGTGCGAGCACGCATCATTGTATTAAGAAGACGAGCATACGCACCGTTTTCACGATTGAGACAGCATTCACCAGTAGCATCTACACCAAGAACAAAGGAAGCTCCAATACGTCTCCAACGATGAAGATCATTTCCTCGTCCAACGGCTACATCCAACAAAGCAGGATTCGGTGCGTTTGTGGCAATCGCAGCATAGAGAATTGTATCTTTGATGTAGAGATTGTGAAATTCATGAAGAGCTTCTACTTTTCGTTGATCAACTAATGGTGCCTTTCGTTCATAATACTTCTTTGCCATGGGTTTGGAAGTAGGAAGTTGGAATTCTGCTACTTCTGCGTCACTGGGAGTTTCAGAACCAGTGCTAATCATATACCGTGTGACAGGTTGATGAATACTGATCCAATTATCTTGGGCAGTTGAATCCTTATTCAAACTTCCACCGATTTGCCCTTTCAAGAATCGTTCGGTTTTATCGGCACGAACACGTGTAGGAACCCAACGCCATCCAGGTGGTTGTGTCATATCATAGCGCATTTCAACTACACTACGATCACTAATAGGTTCATTTGTCTTTTCAGTGACACAATAATCAATAATAGAGTCAGGATTATTATCAGACTCTACTTTGACATGACATATATTGGCCATCACTTCAGGATAGTCAAGTGGAACAAATGGAATAGGATGATACTTTTCACGTTTCTCCTTTTCACCAATCACATCTTCAGGAAGAGGAAGAAGATTGAGAATTGTCGCACGAGGATCTTTTAGAGAGGCATTGTCATAACTTCCCACAAAGAGTTGATAGGTTTTATAACGAATGGTTTCTCCTGTTCCAGGATGGATTGTAAAGGCTACTTGTTCAACCTCTGGATTCTCTTCTTCTTTCACAGTGCTTACAAGGAAATCAATTGTATTTTCTTCCGCAGGCTTCCATTTAAATTGAGAATACCATGTAATTCCTGGTGCTTTAGGAAGAGGTTCATCATTTGGAGTAAAGATGAGACCATCTGTGTGATAGGCGCGGATTTCATCTTGACGAAGAACATCACGTGCCTTGTCAAAGATACTTGTATCACCAACATCTCCAAAGAAGAATCGTTTGAGACCAATGGTAACCGTGCTTCCTTTGACAGTTTTTTGAACATTTTCCTTGACTTCCCATGGAGCAAACCATTGTTGGAGTTCTTCAAATCGCCCACCTTTGAAGGGTAACTGACTTACATCTTCCCCATCACGATAATAGATATCAAAGAAGAGGAGTTGTTGAATTGAATTTCCTTTTTTGTCCGATGTAATGTATTCACCATCCAAGAGAGAATTCTTACAGAGTGGTTGAGAAAGTCCTGTTCGATAAACATTGAGAGCCATATCGATCATGAATAATTCACCTTTGGAATCGGTGAATCCATGAACACGAAGACCATCCGCTTTATCTGTTACATTGTATCCAGAACGAATATTGGGGTCTTCACCAATGACTGCGGTCATATGTTTGACTTGAAGTGTGACAAGACCTACCCCACGAAATCGTTCTGTTTTTGTGAGTTCTTTATAGGCACGAAGGACGGATTCCTTTGTAGAATTACGTGTAAGGATTTGATTTCCTTGAATTCCACGGAGGATATCACCCATTCCTTTTACGAGTGATTTGAGGGGTATATCTGGAGATAACTCTGCTGGCATTGTTGTTCGATCCAATTCAACTTCAATCTCATAGATTGGTTTTTGATTGAGGATAGAATGATTAAATGACATATCTACACGACCACGAGGTGTGCTTCGGACCATACTGAGATCAAACTTGAGACCAGGCGCCGTAAATGTCCAACGACGAATGATTCGGAAATACTTCTTCAAACGGGTCCATCCTTGGATGGCGTATTTGACAAGTGGATCTTCAGTGCCAAGTTCCACTTCACGACGACCTTTGATACGCACATCATATTCTTTGATATCAATTGTAGCTTGTTCTTTCTTTTCAACAGGGATATTGTGATCCTTAATGATTGCGACGAATGGTTTATTATCAATACGGTTATCACGACAGTATTGAGTAATATGACCAGAACCAGTAAGTGTAAACCGCATATGATTGAAACTACCTACAGTTTGTGCGGCACCGATCGCAAAGGGTTGGTTATCTGTTAAACTAATGGTCAAACGATCCATTTGAGAGATAGCCTCATACCCTTTGGAACGAAGACGGTTGACAACACGCAAGAATGTTTGCATATCAACTTGACCTTTGAACCCGAATGTAGCTTCTACTTCAACTTCGGGATGGCTTCGCCATTCCTCCAAAAGCCCTTTTATTTTATGGACTTCCTCAGAGAATAATTCCATTCTCTGTCTCTCTATCTTATGTGAAAACAATGACTTAGGCCAACAATGTCAATTTTTAATCATCTATGGTGAACGTTTCACCACATATGATTATGTAGAAGGAATCAAATGATTTGGTATATATTAGTTGCCCCATGAGGAAAGTATATGGATGGATTGTGCGCGACCGACACGCTTCATTAAAACATCTTTTGTGATTTTTCCAATAATTTGCTCACCAACCTTTTGTGCGGCTTGTTTGAGTTCTTCCATAGTTCCATCTGCTTCTGGCCATTGGAGTGTCCAACCAGCTTGTTCTTTTCCAGCCAACCATTGTTTGACGTTTGGTTTGGAAGGATAGGACCAAATATAACGGCATTCGTGATCAACCCAAATTGTTTCATTGGAGGAAGACCAACAACGGACATCTTCAGGGAAAAAACGGATAGATTGATTGGTTTGATTGATAAGAATGATTTGACATTCTCGGAGAGTGGCAATGGCGCGCCATCCAATATCTGTCCAATCAGAAGCACGACCTTCTTCAAGACTACATGCAGTAATTCCTTCATTTGTCCGACGAACGGGCCATTGACGACCTTTCAAATGATTGGCAGTTGATGTTTGAAGTTCAGTTGTTTCATCACGTAAGATTGATCGACGAACATGTTCAGGAAGGGCTTGATACATACTGTCTTGAGAAAGTAAGATGGCAGAAAGAGGTGTAGCAGGAGATACATTCATTCGTGTCCATCCATCCTTGTCAGATACGTCTTCAGGACCTTCAATACGTTCATGTGCCCATTTGAAGGCAGGGAGTGTTTTAATTTGATGTGGGTTGGATTCTATCCAAGATTTAATATTTGACCAGGCGAGTGTTGACATTTTTTACCGGGTTCTTCACTATAAAGTGTCGTGAAGGCTTTAGGCTGCTTGGGTATCCACATTACCAAGAATGCGTAATGTATCTAATTCTTTTGAGCGTGTTTCTTCATTTCTTCGTTGAACATTACAAAGTTCTAAAAATTTAATAATTTGTAGCATTGTTTCTTGATTCACATAACAAAGATCGAAATGAACGCCATTACTATTTTCTGTAAAAGGGACGCCGTTACGTTTAATGATACGAAAAATTTCTTCATATTCTTCCTTGTCAAGTGATTTGAAATCTTCAAGCGTGTGTTTGCGTTGTTCATATTCTTCCTTGGTAAGCGTCGGAGCACCTGACATTTCTATTTGACTTGTGCGTTATAAACATGGGCATTTCTACGCTTAGTTCTATTCGTCTATGTCTACTACTTCTTCATTCATTTCAAGTTCAGATTCGTCTGCTTCAGCTTCAGATTCATTTGGTTCCTCTTGATTCAATTCGACCTCAGATTCTACATCGTCTTGTTCCACTTCTTTTGATTCTTCTTCTGGAATAATATTCGATACTACAGTAGCAATAGGTTCAGCTGCTTGTTCAACTGCTACACCAGCAGCAGCTTCCACCCGTGTAATAAAGACACCTACACTAAGAATGAATTTGTCATGAATTTGGAATCTGGATTTACGAATTTCAACTTCAATTGTATCACCCGTTTCCAACTGTTCAAACTCTTCATTTCCAAGATGAAGATCACGAGGGATAAGGATACGAATCGCATCTTTATACACAATATAGAGACCCATTTTGTTCTTCTTAAGAATTGTTCCAGTTATACGTGTTCCATTCGCTGGATTTAATACAGAACCTTCTGCTTGCACATGATAGACAACATTTCCAGTATATCGCCCATTTTCAATCATTCCCATGCTTCTAGAAAGAACTTTCAAGCCTTCGGGATTTACAAATCCGTGTTGACTACACTGATTTCCAAGTTTTGTTCGAATATAGTCTAGAATAATTGTATCAATAGATTGTTTCGCCACACGATTCATATCCTTTGGCGAAAGATAGATTTTTTCCTCAAATAAAACAGTTTGCTCCATAGTTTCCTCTACATACGAATAGATGAAACGATTTTGTCAATTTTTTACAAATCAATGTCAACATTTTCAGCTTTCTTGACAGTTCGACTGACAACTCTTCCTCGGCTTGCTGGCATTCCTCTTAAAAGAGTAGGACCTCTTGCAGCGATTGGTGGTCGTGCTGGGGCAACTTTTGGAACTGCGGCAGTCGGAATTAAATTGTTAGTGGGAGATTCTACTATAATGGGTGCGGGTGCTTGTTCAATTGGAGTTAAGGCACGCGTTGTTGGTGTGGGAACTGTTGTAGGGAGAATAAGTTGTTCTTCTTCAATTGGTGAGTAAATTTGTGGTGGTGTAGGTAATACAGTTTGTTCTTCTTCAATTGGTTCTGCGACCTGTTTTGCTCGTGTAGAAGCCATTCGTGCCTTGACTTTTGCCAAACGGTCTTGAAGAGTTGGTTTTGGAGCAGGTGCGATCACAACTTCTTCTGGAACAACTTCTGGAACAACTTCTGGAACAACTTCTGGTTTTGGAGCAGTAGTTGTAGGTCGTTTAACAATCAGTCTTGGTTTAGATGTAGGATCTGGGACGATTTCTTCCTCTTCTGCTTGTTCTACAATGGTAGCTACAGGTGCGGCTATAGGAGCAGCTATAGGAGCAGGTCGTCGAACTGTTAATTTAGGCTTACGAGAAATAGGCACAAGCGGTTCTTCTATAATGGCTGTGGTAGTTGTTGTAGTTGGTGCTGCTATAGTTGGTGGTGCCGCAACTACTGTTGCGACAGGTTTACGAACAACCTTTGGTTTTGTTTTTGGTTTAGCAGTCGCTTCTTGTTCCAAACGTTGAATGGCACGCTCTGCGGCAGTTTCTTCACTTTTCGCCGCAGCAGATTTTACACCACGATGTCCACTCCAATAGGCTGCGATTGGTCTAAAAAACCATCTACGTCCTCCAATACGTAACTTGTCAGTATATCGCAACACTAAATCTAACATGGCACATCCACGTCGTGTATTAATAATATTTGTAGAGGCTGACATTAATAAATGTGTGCGATCCAATCCAAGATTTTCACGATCTGTTTCTCTATACGCATTTCCAATCTCTATTAATTTATCAATATAATGACTTGGTGTAGAAACAATTTCACATTCTTGACCACGATCTGGTTTCACACCTTCCTTATGTGGGGTAAGTGTTTTGAATATAATCTTCCCACGTTTGGGAACCATAAATCCATAGACACGACCTGCTTGTCCAACTTTTGCAGAACGTGATTGAATTGGGTCAAGACCTTCTTCTTCAAATGCCTCAATCACACCTTTTGAACAAGGACGTCCATCTGAACATACATACTCTAAAAGATTTGTATCATAATTGATTGTTCGAATAATTCGTTCCCCCCCTGAGGAAAGAACTTGTTCCTTGGCTACATCACGAACAGTTGGATCATTTGATTGAATCATACGAATCTGTGTCATACGTGGGATCCATTCATCCCAAATATATTCAAGCGCAGCCTCTTCAAATAATTGTTTATTCTCAACCTTTATTTGTAAAAATAAGATTGTATGAAGTTTATCATAATAAAAATCTCGCAACAATTTATTTGCTCCTGCAAATCGTTCCACTTCTGCCTCTACTTCACGAGGAATTCCTTGTATACTTCCATTCATTACATTTTCTAACCAATCCATCAAGATATGCCAAATATTTGCGGTTTGCCCATCATTCACTTCTGCGATCACTTCTGCCACTGTTTCTGCTGCCTGCGCATAATCTTCTTTACGCAACGTTTCTGGTTCATATTCATCACGTTTCACAGGAAACATGGCAATACGAAGTGCCATAGGAATCTTCAAATCACGATACGCATCTGGCTGGAATAATACATATCCATTCTTGTAAATCAAATACCCATCTTGGCCACCAGAATGAATGCGAAAGAGACGATTATTTACAATAGACTGTAAGGTTAGACGAACGGCACTCAAAGGAAATGAACCTTCTTTGACTAAGATACATTCTAAAATATCATATAAATAATATGGCTTTTGACTAAATAATGCTTGAAGAATACGTTTCATGGTAGATTCTGTGAATCGTATACTAAAAGAATCATATGTGCTGTCATCGGTATCTTTCAAGAGTGAAATGTCAACATTCTGATCACCATCATCACCACAACCAAAATCGGTTGGACATTCCATCCAATCACAAATGGCTGTATAATCCATATCACGAAGTGGGACACCTGGTTGTGTGCCATCACTGAGAGGAGCAGATTCACGTTCCAATCCTTGCGCATCTATAACATGACGACGATACCAGTTTGGATTCATCAAGAATACAACATTCTTTCGTAAGTTACAATCAACTGCGTAATGTTTGAGCATACGACTAATTACACCAACCTGAATTGCTTTTTGAAGGGCACTGCGATAGCAATATAAATCTGCCGTTTCAAATGTTCCGCTTGTGGAAGGAAACGCAACTGCGTGAAGGAAAATTGTTGTATTTCTTTCGGCAAGTGGCAAGGCAGAATGGGAGCAATAACGAATTCCACGACCAATAATTTGTTCGGTTTTGTTCAAATGAAACCACGCGTCCAATACATGGACTTCACGGATGAATCGTAAATCTACACCTTCTCCAGCGATTTGCGATCCAATCACAACTTTGATTGATCGTCCATCCTTATTTGATAAATCTCTGGCAGCTTCAATGGACGCAGGATTATTTGGACTCAAGTTCGCAGTATCACCAGTAAGAAGGACATATTTCGCAGGAACAAATCGATGGTCTGCTCCACGATGACCATCTTCTCGCAAGGGACATACTGCGCATTGTCGACCATGGCCATCTTGAATACCATTTTTCAAAAAACCAGATTCACGATCATAGGGTGTATATCCATTTGCTTCCAAGGCAAGTGCCATTAAAAACGCACCCGTGCTTACAAATCGACTATACACGAATTCAACACCTTTTGAATGTTGAATATAACGCATGATTGTGGCAAGTTTGGGTGCGTAGTCGCGCAAGTTTTCTTCAATAAGCCATTTGGCATCCTTTGCCCGCACTGACCCGCGACCCTCCTTTGTAAACATTTCTTCATATCCAGTTACACCCACATAACTATCTGCTCGTGAATCATCCATTTCATCATCATTTGGAAAGACACAGTTTCCTGCTTGTAAAAGACTATCAATGACTTGGTATCCAACACCTCCAGCACGGACTTTATCTTTTGTCAAACGAACTAAGATACGATTATAGGGCGACTCTGCTTTTTCCACTTGTGACAAGACGATTGGAAGTTTTGACATTTGTCGTTTGCTGACTGTTCCAACAGGGGTAGTAAGAATTTTGGCAAGACGATAGGTTGGATAATTTGCCTCTGTCAAACGATTCACACGGTCTCCACTAGGATCTTCACCTTCTGGATACAATCGTAAAGGGAAACTGTTTGGATTTTCTCCACGCATAAAACTTACATAGGCATTGGCCAATCGTTTGAAGATGGGAGTAGAACCATCCGCAGGGCTTCCATCTGGATTCAAGAGTTCTTCCATAGAGACGAGAGGTTTCTTTTCATTCATGAGCATGAGATTGAATAAGAACTGAATTTCAAATACGCTATTAAACATAGGTGTAGCCGTCATGAGAAGAAGTTTGATTCCTTCAGCCGTTTGAAGAAGTTCTTTCAAAAAAGGAGTAAGTTCTTTGGCACCCTTTGAATCATCCACGTCACCGACTGTATCAATATCTTCAGGTTGACGTTGAAGAGTGGCCATACCAGATACATCACGAAGATTATGTGCCTCATCAATAATTAAGAAACGGTAATTGAATTCTTTCTTAAATTCAGAGGCAACTTGTATACGAGCATTTGTAGCGGTAGCGGGGACTCGTTGTTTGACGGTTCGGATATAGTTTGCGAATTGACCATATCCAAAAAACTCATAACGACGATTGATGACACGGTCCACACGACGTTTGATAAGTTCCAAGTCACGTTCATAGAGACATCCTGCGAGTCGTAAGTAAGTATCACCAGTGGGTCCGCGGGCAATATTTGCGACATCTCCTTGTCCAATGGTTACTTCTTTTGGATCAAATATGGTTCGTTTGAATCCAGATCGAATGGCACGGGGGCAAACAATAAATACTTTTCGACGGGGAAACATATCCAAGTAGGCTTCCGCAGAGACAATCGCTGTAGCCGTTTTTCCAACACCAACACCATGATAGAGAAGACAACTCATATAGGGAGTTCGGGGGCTCATAAAGTTTGATACAAACTGTTGGACGGATGTGAGTTCAAAATCGGGACCGCCTTCACAGGGATTGTCATTGGGGTCAAAATCATCACTTTTGGTTTCGGCAAATTCTGTTTTTTGGAGGAGACGTGATATAAATTGAGGATCTTCGACGGTAGGATAGAAGCCGCCATCATCAAGAGCCCTGTATTCATTCTCTGCTGGAACCACACCATTTCTACGACGGTTCCTCAACGAACCCGTATTCACTGCCAATGGTTGTGGCTGTAACATATCGTCTTGTCCAGGGGTTAACTGGGGAAGGGCGGTGGGAGCACTCATTACCCTTACTTCTATTGGTTGGTTCTGCTTCCTTTTTCGTTTGTTCATCCGCTAATTCTGCGACAGGTCCAATAAGAAATGGACATGTATGACGAAGAAATAAAGAGGCACGTAAAAGAATTTCTCGTTTTTCAACATTTGTCGGACGAATTCGTTTGAGAGCTTCTTCTTGCGAAAACCAACCGATTCCACCAATTTCGCGAGTCATATGTGGATTATCAATTTTCATCTTCACATCAACTTTATGCGATACCCATGCGAGGTAATACACATGACAATAATGAATCGCATTATTTCCAATAAAACTTTCACGAATAGGCTCCATATTTTCAAAGATTCGAATTTGACTAGAACCAAGTCCAGTCTCTTCTGTAAATTCTCGCAAGGCGCATTGAAAATCGCTTTCAAATGCGTTGCGTCGCCCTTTTGGAAACCCCCATTCAGGTGTATTATAATCAAGAGGTGTTGTAGAAATTAAATCGGCAAGAGTAATTATAAGACCTCCAATTGCGACACCCTCGCGTAACAGCTCGAATTTTGCCTTTGCTTGTTCGTATTCTTGTTTATATTGGCGATTCTCTACATTTGTCATGGGACCCCATAACCCAGTCCATAAGTCAAAGAAGGGTTTATGAATTAGAGCCGTTCGTTCAGAAGAAGTAGTTCCTGCGATCTGTTGGCGTATATAGTCCAAATCGGTCAGTTTATATTTTGCGCGTAAAAGTTCTATGTATCCGATGCTATCTTTTCGTTGGATGAGTAAATATTGAAGTGACTGTTCAGGAATTCCAGAGCAATCCCATTCGTCTTTTGCAAGACTCGCAGCTTGATTCCAGGTTGGTTCATTGATTCGAAAGGCAAGAATGCCATAACTTGTGATGGGCGCAGTGCATTGTTTATAGTGATGTCCTTGGACACCGCAATTTGTACATACGGTTGTTTGTTTTGAAATAAATCGTGTTGTCGCGACCGACATTCTCTCAAATATAGGTCGCGTGTAGGCTTTACACTCATTGTGTTATGAACCAAGTAGAATGCCCGGTAGTATACCACCCGCTACATGGGGACCTTTTTTCTGGCACACAATGCATCTTGTGGCGCTTGGATATCCAAATGAACCAACCTACGCAGAAAAACGAGCCGCAAAAGAATTCTTTGAAAGTTTCACACATTTAATTCCATGTCCAATCTGTAAACTCCACTACGCAGATCATTTAAAACAGATGCCAGTCACGCCAAGTTTGGACAATCGTCAAGATTTGTTTCGTTGGACAGTTCAAATGCACAATTTAGTGAATAAAGATCTTGGGAAACCAGAATATACGGAAGCTGATGCCATTGCCTTTTATCATAAACTTGGAGAGTTAGGACGTAGTCCTGTATGGACTCCAGATGATTTACACGCACACATGTTTATGCAAACAGCAAAATATACAGCAGGTGCCATCGCAGTCGCCGCAGTGTTTGGAGGAATGGCCTATTACTTTACAAGTAAGGATTAATACTTATACTTCATACAAACACATATCTATATGAATCAAAATAACCCAACATAAAATCCACGATCATATATTGAGTTATTTTAAGTAATCCACGGTAGAATGCCGTCTCAAAAGGGTGGTTTGTTTGGAGTAGGTCAAACAAATATGTATGGAGCCAACTCCTATACAACTGAAACAGGAGTAAGCACTGGAGTCATTCAATACTTGTATTATTTTATTATGTTAACTGTGATAGTTTTATTCATTCTTATTCTTGTCAATTATCTCATCACACCAATCTTCCGCACAACCCCTGGTGGAAAGGGGTTCATACCCGTTCCCGGTATGGATGATGTAACTGTCTATTGGAAAAATGAGAAAAATATAAAAATTTTAAAAGATATGGAAATTGGTCTTGGATCTACTACTGAGAATTGGTCCTATATTGTGGACATCATTATTGACAATCCAACATCCAATACAGATTATCCGCGAGTTCTTTTGACAAGAGGAAACCTTATGGCTACACCATC